TCCATCCAGGGACCGTTTTCAAACGTAATGGGATTGATCGTCCAGTTTGTGTCTGCGTAGCGGAGAAGTTGCTGAGGCGGATAGTCCGGGTGGACGATATACATGGTGTCCGCTTCTTGGACATATTTAAGCCCGTCAAGATCGGCCTCGTCGTAGGGCGTGGTGATTTGGTAGGCGGACGTGATACTCCCGTCCGATGTATAGGCGTGGACATATACGCTCTCCAGGAGATCGAAATGGGTCGAGTCGATAACATCTATACGCCAGGCCCCGTTTGCCTCGGTGCACCCTTCAACGCCCGTGATGGTGACTTTGTCGTCGTCTAAAAGTCCGTGGGCCTGGGCGGTGCTCACCCGGATAAGATCGGAGCCATTATTGGCGCAGCCGGAAACATTTTGGCTCTTTGAGAGCTGTGCATGATCTTTACAAACCCGGGCGTATAAATGGCCGAATTCCAACATATAACTGTCGGTCACCGAGAAAATGAAGGGGATGAGCCGGACGTTTGGCGTCTGCCTCACCCCGGCGCTGTAAAAATTCTTCGCATCGGCGGCGAAGATCGTCCCGGGCCGGCGGATAGCAGGACCATGGACCAGGGGGACAAAATTTTTCATGGTCCGGCAGCCGGAAGCGTACTTGTTTATATCGGTCCTCCCGCGCAGCCTCGGGGAGAGCTCCCCCCCGTTAAAGGAAACTATGGGCGGCGATGTTCTCGGCATTTATAACCTCGATTCGATCCAATCCGTGACCTCGACCTCATCGGGTGTGCCCTCCTGGGCGTCCACCTGGGAGGCCTCGTCTTTTTTATCTCCGTAGATCTTCCACATATTCGCCTGGAGCGTGTGAGAGTTCGCCAGGGGATAAGCCAATTCGGAGGCCAGCCGGGCCGCTATGGCGTCGATCAGCATTGAATCCATGTAGGCCGGTGACACTCTTTTTAAGTAAATGATGTTCGCCGTCGCCTCGTCGGTCAGTAACTCCCGGCCCTCGACCTTGAATTTCATGGATTTCTCCTCGAGTTGGAGGACCCGGAGGCAATAAGGATCTTGCGGTAGGGCATAACGGTATGAGAAGCCGAAGGCTGGCGCATCCTCAAATTGCACCAGGGCCGTCCGGGCCATGGCGCAGTTCCAGGGGTACGCCCGGATCACGGCGTCAACGACTTGCTGATAATAGATATTACATTTCCGGGCGACCTCCGTCTCCTCAGCCAATGACGTGATCGTCTTGTGCCCGATTGATGTTAACGCCATGTTGCAGATTTCGACGGATGATGCCATTATCCCCTCCCCACGATTTCAAAGGTCCAGCTTGCATCGTTGATGCTTTCAACGGTCTTGAAATGTTTTTTGATCTCCTCCATCCACCACTCCCGGGACTTCACGGTGAGATGTAGCACCTCTCATACTTCACGCGCTCTTGATCCATTCCTCTGTCGGCTCCCCTAAAAGCTCCCTGGTCCATCCCGAAAGGGACCGGACCCTGTCCATAAAGAAAACTTGTTTAGCCGTTTCCCATTGGTTGCGTACGCTCGTCGATGCGAATTGTTTAGGCATGAGGATATATGGAGGATCATAAAAGTGGCCCTTGTCGTCCAGCGGCACGCCGGCCAGGATGATCCTCGTGTAGCCGAGGCCCAGGCCCACGGCGACGGCAAAAAGCGAGCTGGTCCCCGCCCTGGCGCAACCGAGAATGTCCCAAATGTAATCGCAGTTCATAACCTGGGGATCCCGGCTCGGCCTGGCGGCGTGACAAGTTACGTGGCTGTTGTCGCAGCCGTATTGCTGCCGGAGCTTCCGCCAGAGCGGCGGCTCCTCGGCGTGAAGGGAAACGCCATGATGGACACGTTTTTTCCAATGGAGGATCATGTTGTTCACGGCGATCACTTCAGCGTTATTCTGTTCCGGGTTAAAAAGGGCCAGGTCGTCCCATATAGACCAGCCGGTCGCCATGACGACGGCCCGGCCCTTAAAGTTTCCGGCGCACCGGGGAGGGCTTTCGCCCTTGCCCCGGATGCCGTTGAATGTCCATTCCTGGACCATGCCCCGCCTCTTAGTTCGGGGCTGCGATGAGGAGCACGACCTTGATCGTCCCGATCATCTCTTCGGTGGCGGTCGTAAGGATAATGTCCTTGTCCGCCGTCGCCTTGTCGCCGACCCCGCCGATGGCCGCAGCCTGGGTGACCTGGCCGGCCGTTGTGAAAACGGTTGCCGCCAGGTATTTGTCTGCGGTCGTGCCGTCGCCCAGGGCGAGCGTTCCGGCGCTGGAAAGATCGTCGGCGATCACCCAACCCGTGAGGAAAACCTCGTCCTTGCGCAGCTTGCCGACCTTGATCGTGGAGCCGGCGGCCAGCGAAGCGCACTCGTAGGTGTCATAAATGGCCCTCACCTTGCCTTTCCATTCGGCCCCGAGAAGGGCCCTCATGGTAGGACTGTCAAACTTCGTGTAGTTGTCACCTTTCACGTCTGACATAGTGTTGTCCTCCTGTCAGTTTCCGCTGCGGGGCGTCACCCCGCTGTCGGGTTAGGGGTTAAGGGTTTATCCTTCGTAGGCCTGGACTTCGACCACGCCGACCTCGTCCATACGGGTCGCCCCGAGGAACATCCCGCAATAGACCTGGGTGGCGTAGTTTTTATCGGCCCTCTCCGAAACGCGGGTGATGATGTCCGTCCCCACGCCCAGGAGCATCGAGTTTTTACTCCAGGCGTAGCAGCTCCTCACCGATGAAGCGGTGGGCAGCCGTTCGGAGCGGATGAACTTGAAGCCGAGGAAGGTGTCGATCTCGCCGGCGACCAGCGCTTTCACCGTGTTGTAGTCGGCGCTGGTGAGCTCCTCCAGATCGAGCAACACGCCGAGCTGTTTCGCGTTCAGGACAAAGAAACGCGGTTCGTCAGGATCGTTCTCGGCGGTGTCGAGTTTCTCTTTCGCCGAGAGCAGCTTGGCGAGCGTGAGGCCTGAGGAACCGTGAGCGATCGTAAAGTCGGAGCTGTTATAGGTGTAGGTGCTGGTCCCGTCCCTTCCGCCGTATGCCGTGGCCTCGAAGGCCCCGATGATCGCATCGTCGATCGCCCTGTTGTGGGCGGCGACGGCGTTCTGCACATACTTTGACGTGGGATCGGTGAGAAGGGTTGCCTTGTCGAAGATCTCGATGAGATCGGCCCAATCGTAGGCCTCCATCGAAACCCTGCGCCGGACGTGAGGCGTGGAGATCAGTGGTGTGTCCGCGTGACGGCTGACCCGCTTCTGCGCGGCCGTTGCGCTAATCTGGTCGAAGAAGCCGTATTCCCCTTTTACACTTTCCTCGCGGACGGCGTTGCGGAGCCGCGAGGGTTTCTGCTGCTGCAACAGGACAACGTTGTCGTTATACTGCTGCACCATGGCGGTGGTAATTTCGAATGACATGGCATGTCCTCCTGTTAAGTGGTTAGCCAATCAAAAGGGTTTGAATCCCTGCGATTGCCCGTTTCCGGATCGCTGTATAAGCCGCTTTCCGGATCCACCTATCAGGAGGACTCCCCGGGTTTTAAGATGGCCGGCGGAGCGGATCCCCAAGGGGATTGTCCATCTCCACCCTGTCAATTATCCCGCCATGATGATCTCGTTGAGCTTCAAAACAGTCTCAACAGCCTCATTGTGGCGGATGTGTTTCTTGTCGAGATAGGCCGCGTTGAGCGGGTTCTCCTTGTTTGTGAGAATGTCCATCTTGCGCTGCTTCGCGCCCGCCGCGTCCAGATCAAAAGTCGCCTTCTCGCCTTTCACGAGCGCGTCCTCCCTGGTCTGTTGGCCGATCCTGGCGAGCATGGCCGTAATCACGGGATCGTTGCCGTAATTCTTGGCAATATATTCGATGTCTTCCGGAGCCCCGCCGAAGGTCTGAAGCACGCGGTTTGCCAGGCCGACAGCTTCATCCGCCTTTGCTCCGAAAGTCTCCTTCATCTTGGCGCTGGCCTTTTCATACTGGCCATCGAGCGCCGTTTTGTTCGCCGCGAAAGATTCAACGACCAGGTCATTGTAAAATTTGTAGAGTGTGGCGGCCTGTTTCGGCAGGATCCCCGCCTCATGGCAGACCTTCTTGAAACTCTTTTCAAGGTCCTCATTGTAGGCGAGTCCCTCGGGAAGCGGCGGCTTCTCGAATTGATAGCCGTCAGCGTCCTTCGGCCGACCGAGCCGGTCAAAGACTTGCTGCCAATACTCCGGTGTGTCGTTCTTGCCTGTCGGCAGCGTGATCTTTTCACCGCCGATTAACTGTTGCGCATTGACGAATGATTTGAAAACCTCCTGCACCGGCTTTCCTTCAAAGGGTTTGAAAATGGGATTGTCCTTGTATTCGCCCAGGACGTCCGCATTGATAGTAATCGGCTGCAGGCCCTGGCCGCCCTGGTTCCCCTGGCCGCTGGACTCCCCGGAATTACCGGATCCGTTGCTCATAACTTTGTTACCTCCCTGATTGGATTTTTATACTCATCCCGGACCATGCCCAGGATATAAAGAACCACGTTTCGCCCGCCTTCATTGAAAAGCACTTCCTCCACGTTCCCCCTGA